TGACGGAAGCGTTCGAGCCGGCCTTCAGCGCCGTCGTCAACAGCCCATCATAGGCATAACTCGGATTGGCCGAGTTGTCGGCTGTAACAGCGCTTTGCGCTTGGGTACCTGTGCTGAGAGGCGCGGCCACAGCCAGGCTGTTGATCGTCGTGATCGCTTGAAGGGTCTCGGTGCCGCTTGCGGTCGAGATGTACCAAGCATAGGCGGCCGCGCCCTGGACAGGATTGACAGAGCAGAACAGCGTCTGCCCGAGAGTTACCGCTTGACTTGCTTCGGCGCTGATATTCGAAGAACCGCCGGACAATGTGAAGTTCTTGCCGTCAGCACCGGTGACCGCCTTCGTGGTCGCGACACCGCCCAGCACGCTGGAATTCTGGTAGCCTTCGAGGGTCAGCGCGACGACCTTGACAAAATAGGTTGCGGCCGGCAGCGATGCGCCTGCGCCCGATGCCGACAATGTGGGGGTTGAAGGGCTACCGAGCGTCAACGAGGCATTGCCAGCGAGGATCGCCATCTCCTCCTTCAGCATCATCTTCTGCAGAAGGCGAAAAGCCATTTGCGCCTGAATGTCCTCGAACTGGCGACCGGCAGAAATCGCCTCGAAGGTGGCGGCGTCTTCCTCGCCAATTGTGACGAAAGGCGAGGTTTTGTTGGATGTCGAATACGACATCTGGCCAGAACGCTGACCTTCGGGCACCCATCCCATCGCGTCGAAACCGGAACCAATGATGGCGTTCACTTGCCGCCAGTTGGTTGCGGAGCCGACGCCGCCGCCCACGCGCGGAACGATGTTCCTCAGCGGCGTGACAAACGGATAGAGGTTTTTGGCTGGTGCCTGGAGGTCATAGGCCAACAATCCAGTCGCGGTCGAAATCGATTTAGCCAGCTGAAAATTTGGCTTTGCCAGAGCCCCTTTCATGAGCTCCAGTGACTCTTGAGTGATTGGGTTCATCAAATTTCCTCCCGAAGAAGGGGGGCAACAAAAAGCCCGGCAAGCACCGGGCTCGGTGACGGCCCGTCTGGGCCGATGGTAGGTCTGCGTGTAAGCTTCAACACGGGTCAGTTAGTCCCAGAGGCTGGTCGAAGATTGATTTTCAGCGCTGATCCGCTGCTGAGCCGGGGATCCGAATAGGGGTCGCGTAGCTGGCCTTTATCAGGGTCAGCGTTTGTTCTTCCTTGCTCATCTTGGCAAGCGCGGCGGCAATCGCTTCCGGTGACAGTTCGGTGTCGCCACTGCCCATGTTGCTTCCGCGATCCTCCTGCTTCGATACCGAAACAGTGCCTTTGGCTATCGTCAAGGGTGGCAACGGGGTCCGAGCAATTTCATCGACGCGCTTCGCCAGCTTCTCGATCATCGGAACGACTTCCGCCAAAACCTTCGCCAGCGCTATCTTCTCAATGCGGTCATCGGCGAGCGCATCTGCGGTATTGGCGATATCCAGCAACCCCTGATCAGGCCGCGATTGCTCGCCCTTCATGGCCACGCTCTTAAGATCTGATGACCCTGCATCCGGAGTTTCTGACATTGCCGATGCAGATGCCGAGTCCTCGGTCTGCGTTTCGAATGGAGATTCCTCAACCACTTGGTTTGCGTAGGAACTCAAGAAATCGCAAAGTTCAGTAACGATTATCTGCAACTGAACCTGCTCTTGCGGCGGCTCATCCTTGCTCGTTGCTTCCGGCTCGAGAGCGCTCCTCAACCAGTCGAGGTCGGTCATTAGGCGAGCAGCACTCTGACCGACATCGCGCAGACGTTCCGCCAAAGAGGCGGACGACGCGGCATCGTCGGCTTCGGCAGACGAGACCGCTGCGCTCTCGTCCATTTGTTCCCTGGACGCCTCGCTTCTCTCCGCGTTGCGTCCCTCCACCACTCCGGCATCACCCTTTAGGCATCTTAGCGCCGCTGCTTTGGCCAGGTGACGGTGACCTTGAACGCCGCAGGCCCAGATCTGGATCGGGGCGTTGAATGGAACCTGCTGCGGATCGGTTGGGTCGGCCTCAGCGATGAACACCTCTGCAAAGCCGGGGGTAGAATCCGACGCCATCGCTGCCTTCCAGCAGTCGAAAATCGCCTCCGGATTAGCCGGCCGATCGACCAAAGAAATCTCGTTCAAGACGAGGCCGGTGATCGTCTTCGGGTTGCCCGACTCGCGCTGTGTGACGCGCCCGCCAATGGAGAAACCTCGATAGACTTGGTTTCTTACCTTGGCCACCGCGACCGGGTCGACGACATGGGCGACAATGCGGGTAATACCGTCCTCGCAAACCTCGACTTCGAGCGTCGTTCCTGCGGCAGACAGTTGATGCATTTCCCGCAGGGCCGGGAAACGCATGTAGTCCGGGATCGCGGCGCGGATGGCATCCGCCCGAACAATCTCTCCCTGCTCGTCCACAGCCTCGGATGTGGCGATTCCGTGCACCCGCACGGTACCGTCATCCTGAGGCTCGACCTTCTGGATTGCGCCGTAAAGCCGCATCATTCGAAATCCCAGTAAGATAGCGGAATTAGCTATTCACCAAACAGCGAGGCCGCGCCGCAGTTATGAGCCCGGCGCCTTGCATTGAACCGTCGCATTGAGTTTTAACACGCGCCCGTCGCTCAGATTGGCTGTAGCCTCTAGGATGTAGGTGCCGCCGGCTGCTGAGACCGGCATTCCCCCAATGAAGCCGACGGAGAACGCGCCGGGGCGTGTCAGCAGCGAACCGTCCGTTGGCGAACGCACCTGGATCGCAGTTTGGGGGAATGCCGAGAGCACTCGTGCCTGCGGCGCCGGATCGATTACTGTCTCGTAAGAGCCCAGTACGCAAGTCCAGCTCGTTGACTGAATCGTAGCTGCACCCACGTCCGGCGTGAAATCGAAAACAAACCAATCGGTTTCGCCGACCTCAATCGGGGCGAAAGGTGTGTCAATCCGCATTCGTCATCTCACGAACCTCTGAGCGGGTGAACGCTGCCGGGTCCCGCGAGGATGCGGACCCTGCCGGGTGAGCGCAGCAGCCGGTTATACGCGACGACGGGAACAGGGGCTGGGGGATCGGTCCACTCCAAGTAGAGCGGCTCGTCAGTCGTAATCCGCGCACCGCTCGTCATCGATTCCAAAACCAGAGTTGTTTCGCCTCCTGAAGCGGCGAGGAGTTCGAGGCCGAGTTGCAGGTCAGTGGCGCGAAGGTTGCCGAATTCAGCGCAAAATTTGGGATCCACCAGCAGTTTCCAAAGATGTTCGACCTCAATTCCCGCGTCGAGCGACTGGATTGTCATCCACTCGGTGCAACTCCTGGCCTTTGCCAATTGAATAGCGGTGAATTCGAGAGGTAGAACCGCTTCCGCAGCGACTGCTAAGGAGCCCGCCCATTGCGCCGGAAGGCCGGAAACCCGAAGGGCAACACAACAAAGTTCGATCGGCATGCCGCCGTCGCCCCGAATTTGCCGGCGTTCTTCGATCGGGTGTCCACCGTCGCTCGAGACAAAGCCCCGAAACTCTATCGGGTCAAAGCTATCTGCGTACGCGGTCGTTTGGTATTCCATTGCATCCGGCGAGTCTACCGTTATCGTGGCACTTGTCGTGGGCGTATACGTGACGACGATGAGCCCGGCGCCGCCGGCCCCGCCTCTGCCAAAGCCACTTGAATAGCCGCCGCCGCCACCTCCACCGCCGTAGTTCGCGCCGGCCCCGCCATTGCCGCCTGGATTGGTGGCGCCCGAGCCGCCGCCGCCGCCGCCAGTGCCGTGCGCACTGTCCCATTCCTGGCCAATAGCGCCAGCACCTCCGGTATTCGTGCTGCTGGTCGCACTGGCGGTGCCGCCACCACCTGCGCCGCTTCCGGAAGTGCCATTGCCCGGAGGGGTACTCGTAGTACCACCGGATCCACCAGATCCGGTATTTCCAAATCCATCGCCGCCGGTGCCTCCCGGACTGCCAGTAGCATTGCCGGCGCCGCCATTGCCGCCCCCACCATTGCCGCCGCCGCCGCCCGCGCCGATTCCCGCCGTGTTGCTACAACCGGCTCCTGTGCCGCCATCACCATTTTGACCGCCCGCGCCACCGCCGCCGGAGCCGCAGGATGGGTTACCGCCGCCTGGGGCGCCGCCCGACCCACCAGATTTTTTTGTTGTACCTACGCCGCTAGAGGCAGCGCCACCAGCTCCACCAGAATTATTGGACCCGCCTCCACCGCCCTTAGCACCAACCGAGCTAGTAGCAAGCGTAGCACCGTTGAACCATGTATCGCCGCCGGCAGCGCCGGGGAGACCACCGGCACCGATCTGGATAGCGATCGTATTGCCGCCGATCAGCGAAAGGTTAGTGATCTTGGAGTATCCGCCTCCCCCACCACCGGAACCGGCAAAGGAGGCGTTGGCCGTTTGTCCGCCGCCTCCGGCCCCGATAGTCTCGACACTGTTGTCAGCGGCATTCCAGTCGACCGGTACCGTCCACGACGTGCCCGAGATAATGAAAATTTGAGTCACAAGTCTGCACCAGGGCACTCAATGGTCGTGGACCGCACCGCCAGGTCCTGCATTGTCGCTCGCGACGACCAGCCCATCGGAGTGAGTATCGATAGTGGGATCGGCATTGCACACGGCAATTACATCCCCCCAACCGTCGACGATGCAGCATCAGCCGCTCGGTGGCGATACGCCAGTAGCGACAGCAATGGCTGCCCGGCACTCAGTGTCATCGTGCGGGCGACTGAGCGGCAGCAACAGCATGCTTTCGCCTGGCGAAGCATGAAGCCTCTCAAGCTCAGCGTCAAACTCGGGGATGACCTTGTGCCGGAGAATCTTGCTGTCCCTCCGATAAAAGACGGCGAGCCTGCTAGCCCGTTTCATGACGAGGTCTCATGCTGGCTTGGCAAAGGGTCCTGAAATCCGCTAGTCGGCACCCGTCGCGGCAGCCCGGTTAAACTGTGGTTCCCTGTGTGCGCAGATCGGCCGAACCCTTGTAGGAAGCGGCGCCCGCCGGCAAGGTGAGCCGGAGCCACACTCCCTGCGCGCCTGCCGAATTGGCCGCCGATCCCGATGGTAGGTTTCCCGCCCCGGTTACATTGACGAAGGCGGGCTGCGAAATGAAGGAGCCGATGCCCGTAGAAGGCGCGGATTGACGATTAGCCGCAGTGCCAGTGTCGTTCAGAGCCGTCGTCAACGCAACGTCCAGCAGAGCACCGGAAGGAAGGCTCGGCGTTTCGCTTGTGACTTCGACCTGCGCTCCGGTTAGCGCAGAGCCGGCGTTGTTATTCACAACAAAGACCTTTTCGTAATAGGTGCGCTGCGCCCCGGTGGGTCCATCGGCTGCCGTGTTGGAGAACATGCGGATGACGGCCGTCACGGCATTCGGCAAAATCTCAAAGAGCATGCCTTGCAGGATTTTGTACGTCGTCGTATTATCGGGGATCGCCCCCCAATCGCGATTGACGGCGACCACATCCGTACCGTAGCCCGAAGTAGCAATGATCTGACGCACTTGGTTCGGCCCGGTGCCGCCCTTGGTCCAGACAATTTGTCCGACGGAAACGCTATTGCCGTCTCCCGATTGCAATTTGAACAGCGCGGGTGTTGTGCCACTGTGGTTGGCTGAGCCGGTCTGCGCGGTGCGCAGGCTCGTGTCAGTAGTGACCGCGCCCGACGGCAGCACGCAGTTGTGCGCCGCCAAAACTACGTCGCCGACGGCCACCGTTCCTCCCGGATTGGCGACAGGGCCATTGGCGGTGGCGCCCGACAAGGCTGCGTAGAGCAGCCGTTCCAGGGTCTGCGAGCCGCTCACCCAGGTCTGACCATTCAAGGTCAGCGTCTGGCTTTGGACGACACCAGTCGGATCGCGGCCATAATACGTGATCTTGGTCGCCGTGTCGCTGGCTGAGCTCGATACTACGTCAACGCTGCCCGCCGACGCGATGTCGTAGAACGCGACGCGACGAGTGAAATCAACCGCGCCGCCGTTGGTCACACTATCTGCCTCGGGCATATTGGCCGAACCATAGACGACTATGTCGGAGGGCAGAACACTCATTTACGGCTCCTACTGTGCCTATCATCGTGCTTCAACGACTGATCCGTCGGGCTAGCGATGGACGATTACAGCCGTTTGCACT